CACTATTCAGTTTCTTCTACTCGCTTCTTCTTAGAACCAATATTATACTTAGTCTCTAAAATCCAGTCTCCCTTGTCTTTATAAGAAAGAACCTTAATTTGATTTAGTGGAGCAATATCCTGAATTAAATCAATATTTACAATTTCTACAAGTCCCCAATCGGCAAGTAACTGTACAATACGATTACGTCTCTGTATGTCATTTACAGTCAAATTAGCCTGCTTACCATCCAGTGCAAATAGTTCCTTAAAATGAACCAGATAGTATCTACCTTGTTTATGAAGAATATGGCAAGACTGATAAATCTTTTTTTCTTTTCGTGATGCTACACCAATGCGTGTCAGCGTCTCACGAACCTTGAGAAAGTCATCTGGTTCTCCCAAAATCACTTCAACCATTTGCTCAGGTGACCACCTAACTTCAGGTTCTCTAATCACGCTCATGCTTTTCCTCCAGTATCAAATTTCGATTTAATGAACTTCAGTTGTTCCTTTGTTAATATCTTC